AGACGTGATGACGCGTATTTTTGACCGAGCATCGGAGTCGAATCGATGAAGCAGCAATCAATTGATTTGCCAGACCACGCCCACCGCTGCGCCGGCCGAATCTCCCGAGAAAACGCCTGCCCACTACGGCCAACATGCCTGCGTTTCACCACACTGATCGACGACCAAAACCTACCCGACCACGTCCGCATGCACATCCCCGTCGCCACCCATTACTGCACAACCCCGATCCACGAACACTACATCGCAGCCGATACCGATGCGGATGAATCGCCATGACCAAGCAACTTCTACCTCTACCGGACCCACGCGAAACCGCGCAGGCCGCACGCATCGCGCTTGAAACGGCGATCAATGACGCGCCGATTTATGGCGCGAAGGTTGGACAGCAGCGAGTTGACTGGTATCGCCAGCGACTCGAACACATTGAGCGCAGAGAGCGCGAACGGGGAATTGCATGAGCCGTATCGAACTGCACGACCTTCCAGCACGAATGCGACTGCTATCCATCGAGATTGAGCAAGTCGGCGCTGCTGTTTCGTATTTTGGCGGATTTGGTCCGTTTGGCGAATGGGGACGCCTGCTTACTGAGCAAACCGCGCCGATGATGCGCGAGATTGCCGAGCACCTGCAGAAAATGCAGGTAGGTGGATCGGCATGATCGGCTCCAACGCAAACCGCGTGCCGCCGTGCCACAACCGACCCGAGCGCGATCAAGGCTGGTGGTATCGAAACGGCCACCGAGCGACCGACCTGAAACCGCGCCTTCGCTGGCAGCGTCGGTGGTTCACAGACCGCTGCGCTGCCTACGACTCGCATCCGAGCACCGTACCTGTCCCTGTCGCCGAGAACTGGCTGTGCGCCGGTTGCCGGTGGCTTCCTGTGCGGGTGACGCCATGACAGACAAGACAAAGCCGAAGGGCCATCCACACATCCGCAAGCCGAAGCCTGGGCATCCGTGGAAAGCCTTTGCAGCCTGCGCACGGGATAAGAACAGGCGCGACGCGGACGCGAAGCAAACCACGACGAAGCGGAAGGTGCCGAAATGAGCGCAGCACATTGCGTTCTAGGCGGGCTGATGATCGACGCGAGAAAGTGTGCTCTGATCGACTGGCTACCCGCTGAGGCGTTTGGCGAGGCTCGCGAGGCATCGCTTTACCGCCTGATCCGCGACATGCACAGCAAGGGCGATCCGGTTGACGTGATCACAGTTGCCGAGCGGTCGCCGGAAGGCTGGCAGGATCATGAGGTTCTGCAACTCGCAGGAGACACGCCAAGCGCGTCGAACGTGGTCGCCTATGCTGAGATATTGCTACAAGCATGGAAGCGTCGCAGCGTTGCGCGCGTTGCGTCTGCGTTGGTGTCTGACATGCGCGGCGATGCCGACTTGGACGCGTCGGCGATGGCAGCAGTGTCGAAAATCAACGAAATCACCGCATCGGTGCAGCGATCCGGGCCGATGTCGGCAAAGTCGGCGCTCAAGGGCTGGTTTGCAGATTTCCAGCGACGTGCGCAGTCAGGCGAGACAATGACCGGACTGCCTACGCCGTGGACTGAAATCAACGCGCTGACCTATGGGCTTGATGCGGGCCGTCTGTACGTGATCGCTGGGCGACCTGGCGCTGGAAAATCGGTTCTAGGTGAAAACCTTTGGTCATGCACTGCCATGAGCGGCAAGCGCGCACTGATGTTTTCGCTGGAAATGCCAGCGAGCGAAATGCTGCAGCGTTCGATTGCATCGCGCGGCGGCGTGTCGTGGGACTTCCTGCGCAATCCTACGAAAAACCACGATGACAGCGATGCAGCGAGAATGTCGTCAACCGTAGCTGAACTCGCGAAGTCGCAGATGCTGATTGACGAAACGCCAGCAATCACGATTCAGCAACTATCGGCACGTGCTGAGCGTGAGCACTTGCGGTCGCCGCTGTCGCTGATCGTGGTCGACCACATGCACATCATGGGCAGACCGCGAAAAAATGACGTTTCCGAGCTTGGCGAAATCAGCGCAGGTCTGAAATCGCTGTCTAAGCGCCTAAGTGTTCCGGTTGTCGCGCTTGCGCAGCTAAATCGAGGAAACACGCAGAGAACCGACAAGCGTCCAACGATGGCAGACCTACGCGGATCAGGTGAAATCGAACAGGACGCAGACGTGATCCTGCTGGCGCACCGAGAGGATTACTATCATCTGGACGATCCGAGCCACGAAAAAGATCACTGCATTGAGCTGATCATCGGCAAGGGCCGCAACATGCCTTCCGGCAGCGTAGTTCGTTTACTTGAGCGTTTTTCGCACATGCAGGCGCTTGATTGGGACGGGAGGACAAGGACACGAAGCGAGATAAATAATCAATCAGGCAAAGGCGTTTTGCCATTCGGCAGCAGGAAATAACCAAACAGGTGAAAAAATGAGAATCAAATGCGGAATACAGTCAGATTGGAAAGTGGAGCTTGACGACGCAATGAAACGGATCGACCCTGAGACATTCAAAAAGCGTGAAATTGTTGAAAACGCTATTTTCCATACAATCAAAAAGCATGGCCCGATTTGCTCGCAAGAGGAAGCCTATGTTGCGTTGCATAACATGAAGACGACATTTGAAAAGCACGAAATCACATTCTGCGCAAAATCGCTGTGGCGGTTTATTGGCGCAATGATTGAAGAAGGCAAGCTGATAAGGCGAGAGTATTTCAAGGCGCGGCGCAAAGGTGATCGGTCAGTATGTGTTGTCGAGTTGCCGCAATGAGCACGACATTCATCCTGCGCGCTGGCGACACACGACGCGAGCGCGTTGCGGTAGAGATGTCGAAGTTCCTCGCCGCGCTCTCCGATTCGTCATCATGGAAGATCGAAATCAGCCAGTATCGGCGACCGCGTTCGTGCCCAGCCAACGCATATCACTTCGGCGTTGTTCTGCCGACCATCGTCCGCGAGAAAGGCGGCACGTCGGACGACTGGCACGAATTGCTGTGCGGAGAGTATTTCGGATGGCGAACGACCGAAATCGGCGGAAAGTCGATCAGCCGACCCGTCCGAACGACGACGACAAACGACATGGGAAAGCGCGACGTTCTCGACACGCTCGCGTTCTGGCGATTTGTCGAGTTCTGTCGCGATATGGCGGCGCAAGGTGGCGTTTACGTGCCCGGGCCGAACGAATGCTAGTCGAGCAGTCAGACCTATTTGCCGCGAAGCCTGATCCTCGCGTCTGTGATTGCTGGATAGGCAATGGCGTCGTGCTCTGCGACGATCCTGAACTGTGCCGTGCGCTGGCAGAAAAGCATGACGAAGAAGGTTGACCGTTTCGCCGGTATCCCGAGCGGCGCGAACGCGCTTTGCTTCGCGTCGTGGATACATCGGCGGGTCGAGCCTGGGCAATGGCCTGCCGCGTTGCTGGATGTGCCTGAACAGCACCGGCATGAGGCGGAAACCTACCTGCGCGGGATCGCCACGCGGATGCGTGTCGTAAAAATCATCGGAGAAGATCGGAAATGAAGCGAGCAATCGGATCGCCAAGCGCAGCGGATGGCGCAAGGTTTGCGAAAATCCACGACATAGGCTGCATTGCGTGCCGGTTGAACGGGCACTATCGCGAGCCGTGCGAGATTCATCACCTCAACATCGGCGGAAAGCATGGGGCGCCTAACCTTGGACACGATCACACTATAGGGCTGTGTGCTTGGCATCATCGCGGCGTCATGGACCGATGGAAAGACGCGCAAACATACGAGTTCGAGCGCGGGCCGTCGTTCGCGCGGTCGCCGTCATCATTCCGCGAACGAGTCTGCAGGCAGTTGAGCGGAACCGACTGCGACGCGCTGCTGTTGCAATACCAAAACCAACTGATCGGAGAGCGGAATGATTGAGTACCAAGAAATCGTGAAAGTATGGGAGCGGCTGAAATCGATGGATGGCTACAGCGCGCGTCCTGTCTACATCGACAAAAACGCCAAGCCGCCATGCCTGCGGATCGGTCACGCGCAGCTAAGGCCACGACCGCAATTTTGGCACGTCGGGCACTACGACGCGTTCGCAGACCTGCAAACCCTGATCAACGACGTTCGCGCGACGGAGGCAGAGCATGCAAATTGAGCTGCCGTGGCCGCCGTCTCTCAATCACTATTGGCGGCACCTGTCGCGCGGGAAGCTGGCAGGAAGAACACTGATCAGCGAGCAGGGCAGAGAATACCGCGACGAGGTTTCGCATGCCGTGCTGTCGCAGATAGGCAATCGAACGCTGCCGCTCAACGGACGCCTGAAAGTGTGGATTCGCGCCTATCCACCAGACCGCAGACGCAGAGATATCGACAATCTGCCCAAAGCAATTTTCGATGCGCTGACGCATGCTCGCGTCTGGCCTGACGACTCAAACATTGATTGGATGCTGATCGAGCGGTGCGACGTTTGCGCGGGCGGTCGCATATCGATTGCAATCAGCCAGATCGAGGACGAAAAATGACGCAAACAAACCTGTTCGGCGAGTACGTCAAGACGCGGCTCGGTTCATGGGGCCATCACTTCGCGCTGCACCGTGACTGTGAGTACCTTGGCCACCAGTCGCGGAACATGCTGCAAGTGCTGATCGACCATCGCGGCGAAATGCCGCCACGCGCAACAGGATACAAACCGCTTGAGGTCGATCCGCTTGCTCTGCAGGTCGAGCACATCGTCACTGACCTTGCGATGATCCGCGTCAACGCCGCTATCGTCCTGAGGGCGTGGTACTGCGGTCGAGGTCGAGTCAGGCATGAGCGGTACGAAACCGCGTGCGAAATGATGCGGAGCATCGTCGGCAAAGACATGAGCAAGCGCCAATACTACACGTTGCACGACATTGGGTTCGCTCACGTCGAGGGCGCGCTTTCTGCGATTGCTCGTACGTAGTTCCCGACGAACGGTAGTTGCCACGTGCAACCGCACGGAGTATAGTTACTCCCATGCCGCAACGGTGCGGCGACCCGCCCAGGCAGGGCAACCAACACGCTACCTGGCAGACCGGAAGGCGAAGGAGAAATAGCATGAACATCATCGAGGCGATTGTTGAGGCAGAGACTGTGTCGTTCGAGCGGGCACAGCAAATTGCGCGCGAGTGCGGCTTTGAAGAAAGCCAATTCACTTTGGATGCTGTTATTGATGGCGCGGGGGCGGCAAAGGTGATCGACGTGCCTTGTTTTGGGTACATCTTTGCTGGGCACAGCGGCGATCCTTCATTTTCTGAGGATTTGAGCGCATTTTTCCCGGCTCACAACGAGATTGGTGCAGGTGGTTGCGAGGCGTTTTGCGAGGCGGCCATCAGACTAGGACTGTATGATCCGGATGGATATTCTCTGGTTGATGAACCATGGAGGGTTATGGCGGTACAGCGCGCGTGCGTAGAACGCGCAGAGCACGGAACAAAAGTTGTTCTTGGCGAAACCGTTGAGCGATCTATCGAATATGGCGAAACCGCCGACGATGGGATTGCTATGTATTTCACCGATGGATCGGTGTATTACGATGATGGAGGTTGTCACGAGTGTTGGCGGAGCGCCTCTGATTTTGAATCAGAACGCACCTAAACCCGAACCAACACCGGCCCCGCGTCCTGCGGGGTCGGAACTCAAAAAGGTCTGTGCTCAACAGGGGATGCAGATGCAAGCGCAATTATTCAAAACTTCAGAGCTGAAAACATATTCTGATTTGTCACAATCTGAATATCAGTCTCCTGTTTTGTCGCGATCAGAAATGAGCATCCGCGAGGCGTTCGGATCGCTCGAAGAAAACACAGAATACCCGTATGCCACTGGTGCTGACTGGTCAACCATCGACATGATTGAGCATTTTTTATCAATCGTCGGGCCGTCGCACCTTGTCGGCTGCACATGGTCTGTGTCGGAATCCGCAGCTATCAAGATTGCGATGCTTCAGGACGCAGGAAAGATAATTTCGACAAAGTTCCTTGTTGACTGGAGAGTCCAAGTCAGGACGCCGTCTTTTTTGAAAGTTGCAAATGCAAAGTTCGCCGACGTTCGCGTGTCAAGCTGCCACGCAAAAGCATTTGTGCTGATCCCTGTCAGCGGATTAAAGGTTTCCTGCGTAGGATCGGCAAACTTCACTTCAAATCCGCGAATTGAAGCTGGACACGTAAGCACGACAGGAAAAATATGCGACTTTCATGCAAAGTGGATCGCTGACGAAATCAACAATGCACAGCCATTCGGCTGCGACATGCGCAAAAAAGGGAAACAAGATGGACGAAAATGATCGAGAAAAGGTAGAAGAAATGGCGGCACTGCAGTTCACCGATGCCGAGCTTGCAACAATTTTTCTGATGGATGCTGACGAGTTTGTCAAAAAATACCGCAGCGCGATTGATCGTGGCCGTTTGCTCGCTGAGGCCGAGGTTAGGAAATCGCTTGCGCAACTTGCAAAACAAGGTTCTACGCCAGCGCAAAAGCAATTCATGGAGCTTAATCACCGTGCAAAACAGAAGCGCAAGTAAAACAGCAACGCAGCGCAGCATCGCCCGTCGCCATCGCGCGGCAAGGGTGATACCTGCGATCACGTTGGATGTAGAGGTAGCAAAGGCGCTCAACGACGTGACCGCAGCAACAGGCGAAAACGTCGCCGCTTGCGTTCGTCGGCTGATCGCTGACGAGGCATTGCGTTTGCGCAAAAAGTAGGGCAATATTTGAGCAAGCTGGCGAAGTTGCCAGCAGAAACTAGGCTCGCTTCGGCGGGCCTTTTTTGTTTCCGACCAAGCGCGCGAGTGGTCGCACACGGCGTCTCGTCACGTCGAAAACCGCCGCAGTCGGTGCGCGTGCATCCCGCGTTGCGGGCGGCTGTCTTCTGGCCGGTTCTCCCATGCGTGAGCCGACAAACAACGTCCAGGGGTGGACATGCAAAATGAAACGCTCGTCGAAAGCGTCAAGCTGACGCCGCCTGCTATCGTGTCTGTTTTGAGCTTCGCAGGAATGTCGCTCGAGCAATGGGTCGCGGTGCTGACAATCATCTACCTGTTCGCGCTGATCGCGGAAAAGATGGCGAAGCTGGTCAAAATCCTGATCGAGCGCACCGAAAACGACGAGGCTGACAGCGAATGACTATCAGGACACGTGTGATCATGGTGGCCGGCGCCGCACTGATAGGCGCGTCGCCTGTCGTCATCGATCACTTGACGCAATGGGAGAGCGGTGGAAAGCGCGTCCTGACTGTCTACGCTGATCGCGTTGCCGGTGGACTCCCTACCGTGTGCAATGGGATCACGCGCCACGTCACGACTGAGCCGGTAATCGTCGGGCAGACGTGGACGACAGAGAAATGTGAGAGAGTCGAGCAAGCCGCGCTTGAATCAGTGCAAACGCGCCTTGCTGGATGCTTTCGCGTGCCGGTGCCGCAGTCTGTTTTCGACATGGCGACATCGCACTCGTGGAACTTTGGCGTGCATAGCACATGCGGCAGTTCGGCAATGCAGGCGTGGAACATTGGCGAGCTTGAACTTGGATGCAGGCGCATCGCGTTCAGCGACCTAGGCAAGCGCGTCTGGTCATACGCCTGCACAGGCTCAGGACCGTCGAAAGAGTGCAAGCTGATTCGCGGACTTGCGCTACGCCGCGACGACGAAGCGAGGAAGTGCGCAAGTGGAATCTGAGAACAAGCGACGCGCAACGGATCGTATCAAAGACATGGCCGCCTTCGGGCTTCCAAAGCTGATTATGGTCATCCTTGTCGCGTGGCTTGCCGTCCTGCTGTCAGCTTACTGGAGCAACACATGAGCATCGTCAACGTCGAACCTGGCGTGTATTGCGATACCGGAGAACTTGGCTGGGGCTTGTCGCTTCACAGCGACGGCGCAAACGGGATCGCAGGCTATCTGTTCTGCCACGACCAGAACCGTGATCGAGTTTGGCTTGTCATCAATCAGAACGGCATCCTGACGAAAACTAACGGCATCGGCTTTCCTGGCGAATACATCGACGCGCAGCCTGAAAACTGCGGCATCGTGAAGTTGACAGGACACAAGGGCGGAATCGTTGACTGTGAGTTGATCCTGACTCAGAACGTCATGGACCTGAGCGAACAGTTCAGCCCGCCGCGTCCGTGGCCGTACACGCACACTGCGACGCTGGTGAAACTGCTGTGAGCGCGATTGCTGCATTGTGGGCTTTCGTCTCCGCCAACTGGTGGCGCACGTTGGCGCTCGCGTTGCTTGCGTTCGCGATGGTTCAGAGCCTTCGGATTGACACGATCAAGGCAGGCGCAGAGTCCTGCAAGGTCCAGCTTGCCGACATGAGCGCAGACGTTGACGAGGCGCTGCAGTCTGCATCGGCGTGGCAGGCGTCAGCCGATGACCTGCGCGTCCGGTTGCAGGATATGGTCAATGCCATCGAAGTGCAGCGCGAGCGCGATGCTGCCGCAGTCGCAAAGGCGAACGCGAGCCGAGCGGAATCGGATCGCGTGCTTGCTGCATGGGTGGAACGTTATGCCGCTGCAGTCCGCAATCCAGACTGCGCGCGACTCATGGAGCAACGGTTATGCGGGATTTGATCGCACTCTCTGTCGTCCTGATCGCAGGCTGTCAATGCACGCCGTCTGTCGTGCGGACACCGGTAACGGTTGAGGTTCCGGTTCCTGTCCGTGTGCCTGTCCCGGTGGAGCTGACTATTGCTGTCGCTGATCCGGCTGACGGAAAGACGATACAGGGTGACGCCTACACAGTTGGCGATGCAGTCAACATTGCCGAGCGCCGCAGGATAGCGCTGCAAGAGGCTAACGCCAAGCTTCAGGCAATCGCTGAGTTGCATGGCAACTGACAACCGCCAGTCACGTCGCGGCCTGCACACAGGGTCGAAGGCATGGCGGATCATTCGCGGCCTTGTGCTGGATCGCGACAAAACAGGAGACTGATATTCCGATTGTGATGAATCGGAATATGTTTTCAGCTCTGCGGCGTCGAATAGCTGTGCTTGCATCTTCATTTCCTGTTAGATTCCGGCCCCACAGGAAGCGGGGCCGGTGTGGTGGGTTTAGATTTCAACGCCGCATTCTTCGGCGAGATCGGCGAACGCCTGCGCGTCGCATTCTTCCCAGACTGGATCGCCGTTGGTATCGGCCACGCGGAACTCGCCGAACTTTGGGTGTTTCAGCGCGTAAAAATCAACGCGGGCACCTGCGCAGAAACCACCTCCGACATGGCGCATGTGCGTGATGCCGCTGCGGCGGGCTTCCGCGCGAATCCCAGCGCTGTTAAAGGTTTCGATTTCGATATCGTAAATAGCGGCCATTTCTATTCTCCTTCGCCTTCCGCGTTCCGGTAGCGTGTTGGTTGCCCTGCCTGGGCGGGTTGCCGCGTCGTTGCGGCATGGGAGTAAATATACTCCGTGCGGTTGCACGTGGCAACTACCGTTCGTCGGCAACTACGCCCGTGCAATCGCAGAAAGCGCGCCCTCGACGTGAGCGAACCCTATATCGTGCAGCGTGTAGTACTGCCGCTGGCTCAGGTCTTTTCCAACGATACTCCGCGTCATTTCGCATGCGGTGTCGTACCGCTCATGCCTGACGCGACCGCGACCGCAGTACCACGCACGCAGGACGATGGCGGCATTGACACGGATCATTGCTAGGTCTGTGACGATCTGCTCGACCTGCAACGCCAGCGGATCGACTTCTAACGGCTTGTACCCTGTGGCGCGCGGTGGCATTTCGCCACGATGGTCGATCAGCACTTGCAGCATGTTGCGCGACTGGTGTCCAAGGTATTCGCAGTCACGGTGCAGCGCAAAGTGATGGCCC